TTAAAGAATTAAAGAAACATGAAAGTACAGAAAATGGAGAGAAGATAGAGTATGAATTTCAATTTGCATGGGATAGGCAAGCATCTTTTCTTAATGCACAGAGTAGGGCTATGAGTGAGTTAAGGAGTTTAATTAAACAATATGATGAAATGATTCATAAGGATTGGAATTTAGCTACAGAGGAGCAAAGAGCAAGAGTAGAAGTATTAAAATCAAAGATAAATAATCAAGAAAGTAAAGAAGATAAACTTGATAGATATTTTGATAAACTCGAAAGTGTGATAAAAAATGATTGATGAATTATATCATAGTAAACAACTTGAAGTTCTTAACTTTGCTTTGAATAATGACTACTTCATGCTAATTAATTATGGTGCTAAAAGAACAGGAAAAACAATAATTGACAATGATTTATTCTTACTTGAACTTAGAAGGGTTAGAAAGATAGCTAATGAGCTAGGTATTAAGCTTCCTCAATACATCTTAGCAGGAGCAGATTTAGGAGCTTTACAAAGAAATGTACTAAGTGAGCTTACAAATAAGTATGACATTGAGTTTAAGTTTGACAAACATAATAGATTTGTATTGTTTGGAGTTCAAGTATGTTGCTTTGGACACTCAAAAACAAATGATTTAGGCAGAATAAGAGGTATGACTTCGTTTGGGGCATACATAAATGAAGGTACAGTTGCAAATGAAGAAGTATTTAATGAAATCAAATCAAGATGTAGTGGAGAAGGTGCTAGAATACTTGTAGATACTAACCCAGACCAACCAGAGCATTGGTTAAAAACTAACTTTGTAGATAAAACAGATGGCAAGGTTATTCAATCTTTTCATTACAAATTAGATGATAATATATTTTTAAGTGAAAGATACAGAGCAAATATTAAGAAGTCTACTCCTAGTGGCGTTTTTTATGACAGAGATATAAATGGTTTATGGGTGTCAGCAGATGGATTAGTTTATCAAGATTTTAATAAGGATATTCATTATATTTCTAAGGATAAATTAAATGATATTAATTTTGTAAGATACTTTGCAGGCGTTGATTGGGGATATGAACATTTTGGAGCTATTGTTGTAATTGGAGAAGATGATAAAGGTAACTTATATTTATTAGAAGAACATTCAGCTCAACATAAGGAAATAGATTACTGGATAGATAAGGCTAAAAGTATAAAAGAAAAGTATGGAAATATAAAGTTTTATTGTGATAGTGCTAGACCCGAACATTTGGCAGCATTTAAAAGAAATGGTATAAAAGCTTTTAATGCTAATAAAGCTGTATTGTCTGGCGTTGAAGCTGTAGCTAAAAGAATTAAAACTAATACTTTATTTGTAGTTCATGAGAATGTTAATTTATTCAGGAAAGAAATTTTTATGTATGCTTGGAATAAAAATACAGGTGAGCCAATTAAAAAGTGGGATGATGTATTAGACGCACTTAGATATGCCATCTATACAGATTCCTTAGGAACAGGAATTAAAGTACTTACACCAAATGGAAGAAGGTGATAAATTGGAATTAGATGTAATAAAAAAGTTAATTGAACAAACTAATAGTAAACATAGTAACTTTGTTAAAAAAGCTGATGAAGCTGAAAAATACTATAAAAATGAAAATGACATTATAAGGGATAGAAGCCCTAATAATATTGGAAAAGTAAATACAACTAATAATCCACTAAGAAATGCAGATAATAGAATACCATTTAATTGGTTTGGTTTTTTAGTTAACCAAAAAATATCATATCTGTTTACTTATCCACCTACATTTGATGTTGGAGATGATAGAGTAAATTCAAAGATAACTGATATTTTAGGTGATAGATACCCAAAAGAAGCTAAAACGCTGGGGAAAAATGCTAGTATATGCTCTAAAGCATGGCTACATGTTTGGGAGGATGATAACAATGACTTCCAATATGCTAATATAGACCCTCGCCAAATAAGAGCAGTATATTCATCAGATTTAAACAGAAAGCTTCTTGCAGTACTTAGAGAGTATGAAAAGATTAATGATGAAGGAAAAGAATATGTCATCTATGAGTATTGGACAGATGAATGTTGTTATACTTATCAAAATAAAGATGGAAATAATAATATTAACGACTTAGAGATACTTAATAAATTTATAGAGAAAAACTTAGATAATAAACTTGAAACTCAAACTAATGTATATAAACACAATTTTGGAGAAGTTCCATTTATCGAATTTCTAAACAATGATTTAGAGGTAAGAGATTTAGATAATGTTAAACACCTCATTGATGTATACGACAAGGTTTATAGCGGTTTTGTGAATGATATTGAAGATATACAAGAAGTTATTTTCGTTCTTACGAACTATGGAGGTGCAGACTTAACAGAGTTTTTAAAAGGACTTAAAGAATATAAAACTATTGATTTACAAAGTAGTGGTGCAGATGATAAGAGTGGGTTAAGTACAATTACAATAAATATTCCAATTGAAGCTCGAGATTCACTTCTTAAAACAACTGAAAAGCAAATATATGTACAAGGTCAAGGAGTTGACCCTAAACCCGAAAATTTTGCCAATACAAGTGGTGTAGCACTCAAATTCTTGTACACTTTATTAGAATTAAAAGCAGGTTTGATGGAAACAGAGTTTAGACTAGGATTTGCTAAACTAGTAAGAATAATATGTAAGCATATAGGATATTCGCCTAAAAGAGTTTTACAAACTTGGACTAGGAATATGATTCAAAATGATTTAGAACTGGCTGATATATGCTCTAAGAGTGTAGGGATAGTATCAGAAAAGACTAATTTAAAAAATCATCCTCTTGTAGATAATGCAGAAGAAGAAGAAAAACAAATTAAAAAAGAAAAGGAATACAATCAACAAGAATACAATAGTATCATTCCTAATAATAGTGGTGTTATAAATGAAACATAAAGACTATTGGAGGAAAAGATTTGAACAATTAGAAGAAGCTCAAAATAACAAAAGTATAAAATGCTATCTTGAATTAGAAAAGCAATATAAATTAGCTATGACTAGTATAGAAAAAGATATATTAGCATGGTACAACAGATTTGCTGAAAGTGAAGGAATATCTTTATTAGAAGCTAAGAAACTACTAAATACAAGAGAACTAGAAGAGTTTAAGTGGAATGTAGAAGAATATATTAAATATGGTAAAGAAAATGCTATAAATCAAAAGTGGATAAAAGAATTAGAAAATGCTAGTGCTAGAGTTCATATTACAAGGCTTGAAGCTTTAAAGTTACAAATACAGCAACAAGTAGAAGTTTTATATGGAAATGAAATTGATGGTATTGATAAACTAATGAGAGATATTTATACAAGTGGATATTATCATACAGCTTTTAATGTTCAACAAGGAGTAAACGTTGGTTGGAGTTTAATGAGTCTTGATACTAACAGAATAAATAAAGTTATCTCTAAACCATGGGCAACAGATGGATTAAACTTTAGTGAAAGAATTTGGGGTAAACATAGACCTGCTTTAATCAATGAGCTATATACTAAACTGACACAATCAATTATTAGGGGTGAGAATCCAAAGAACCTAGTAAATGACTTTGCTAAGAGATTTAATGTGTCTAAATCTCAAGCTAAGAATTTAATAATGACTGAATCAGCTTTCTTTGCATCAGCAAGTAGAAAAGATTGTTTCAATGATTTAGATGTAGAGAAATATGAGATTATTGCTACATTAGATTTAAGAACTTCAAATATATGTAGAGAGCTAGATGGAAAAGTATTTGATATGAAAGATTATCAAGTTGGAGTTACAGCTCCACCATTTCATTGTCGTTGTAGGACAACAACAGCTCCTTTTTTTAGTGATGAAGAAGGCTATAGAGCAGCAAGAGGAGAAGATGGAAAAACATATTATGTACCATCTAGTATGAAGTATAAAGAATGGTATGAGAAATATATTAATAAAAACATTAAGTTATCAGATAATGAACAACTTGCAATTAATAAATATGTAAGTAGTGATTCTTATAAAATTAATGAGAAACTTAGAAGAGGGTTATCATTAACAAGTGAAGATAAAAATTTTATAAGTAACTTAGATAGTGCATTAGATAAGATGCCTAATTATAAGGGAAATGTGAATAGGTCCTTGTATTTCTTTAATGAAAAAGAAAAAATAGACTTTTTAAATAAACATCAAATAGGTAAGGAAATAGTATATAATGAATATATATCTACATCCAGTAGAGGGGAATACAATCCAAGCGGTCAAGTTGAATTAAATATTATAAGCACAAATGGCAAGGATATAAGAAAATATAATCCTCAAGAAGCAGAGATTTTATTTAAAAGGAATAGTAAATTTATAACTACTGATAATTTTGAATATGATGGCAAACATTATATAACAATGAAAGAGGTGTAATATGAAAAAGGATAATGAAAAATTATTTTCAGCACCAAGATGGACAGAAATACCACAAGCTAAAGTGGTAGGGGAAAGAACATTAACAGAAGAAGAAGTGAAAGAAGCGCAAGAAATTAGAAAAAAAATAATTAAAAGAAAGATTAATAATAAAGGATAGAAGCACTTGCTAAATGATAAATTAGTAGGTGCTTTTATTATGTAAAAATTTATTGAGAGGGTGATTTGAAATGATTAAATTATATATTTTATCAATAATTGTATTTTGTACAGGGCTTTATTTATTTAAAATGAAGATTGATAGTAATGAGGAATTGATTAAGATTCTTAAAAATAAAAAAGTAAGAAGAAAGTGTAATTTTATTTTTATGGCTTTATTTCCACTACTTAATTTTATTTTAGGTGTGATATTTATCATATCTTCTTTACTAGTTAGCAATGAAGATATAATTAAAAATTTAAAGGGGGATAAGTAATATGGCTAAATTTGTGAAGAAACCAGTTGAAGTAGAAGCTTTTAAACTAGGTTATGATGTAGAACCGAAATGGTTTATTGAGAATGATAGAGTTTGTAATTTTATGCAAGAAAAATGTATTAATGGTCATATAAGTTGTGATTTAAAGACACTAGAAGGTACTATGAGAGCTAATAAAGGGGATTACATTATACAAGGTGTAAAAGGAGAAATATATCCATGTAAAGCAGATATATTTGAAATGACTTATGAGAAAGTTGAATATAGAGAAAAAAATAAATTATCAACAGAGATGACTTTAGATTCAACAAACTTTCAAGAAAATATTAAAAAAGCTAGAAAAGAATTAGATTTATTTATACAAACTTTAGAAAAAGCAGATGATAAAATTAATAAACTAGCAGAAAAAATGAATAAATGTGATTGTAAAGTTGATATAGATAAGATTGTAAAACAGTTAGTGGAACACCTAAGAGAAGGTATTGAATAAGTTTTGGGGGATGGAAATATGTTTAAAAAGAAATATATTAAAAAGCCAAGCAAAATAAGTGTTAGAAATATTATAGCATTTATTATTACAGTTATTGGTATAGCTTTAGGTGTTTTTATAGGTATCAACATAATTATGGCTCATGTTTTAGGTATAGCTAACATGGTAGATAATAATACTTTCACATGTGTTAGATTAGTTTATAACTTAGTAGGGGTTATAAGTGGGTATTTGATAGGAAAAGCAATATACCTTATAGCTTCACTAATAAGCTATATTATTTATGAATAATTTGTTTAAAGGTTTTTTATTAGGTAAAAAACAAAAGGAGGGTTGTATTATTGAAAGAGTATGTAATTTGGTTTAAGAGTGGAAATTGTGTATCTGGAATAACAGACGAATATGTTGCTGATAAGCTAATGAAAGATTTTATTGAAGCTGACTCAGATTGTAGGAACTTGAAAGGATATTTAGATGAAGATGGAACAACAATAATAGATTTATCACAAATAGAAGCTATATCAATAAATAATTGTAGTGAGAATAATAATATTGGTTTTAGTAAGTCCTAGATAGGGCTTTTTTATTATGTAAAAAATGAAAGGAGAATTAAATAAAATGAAAAAAGGTGAATTAATTGCATTAGGGCTTAGTGAAGAAGATGCAAAAAAAGTAGAAGCTGAATCATTAAAAGAATTAGAAAATTATATTAATAAAATTGAGTATGAAAAGGTAAAAGAAGAATTAAAAGCATCAAAAGAAGCAATTGAAGGTTTTAAGGATGGAATGACAAAAGAGCAGATTGAAGAGCTTAAAAAAGGCTATGAGACTAAATTAACTGCAAAAGATGAAGAATATCAAAAGAAATTAAAGGAAAAAGAACAAAAAGAGTTTGATATGGCATTAGAAAATGAACTTATTAAACTTAATGTTCATAGCACTAAAGCAGCAAAAGCAGAACTTGATTTAGAAAAAATAAAATATGAGAATGGTGCTTTTACAGGACTAAAGGAACAGACTGATACTTGGTCAACTCAAAAATCTTTTTTAATAAAAACAGGAGAAACTAAGATAAATTACAACCCTGATAATGGCAAAAAAAATACATTAAGTAGAGCTGAAAATATTGCTAAAGAAAAGAATGAGGAAGGTTCTAAAAATCCATATGCTGACGCATGGAGTATAAAATAAAAAGGAGGATAAAGTATGTATTTTAAAGAGGTAAATTTTGATAACACACCCGAGTTTTTAGCTTCTCAACACTATATTAACTTTTCAAAAACAGCATTAGATACAGATGTAGTGGCTGATGAAAATGGAAAGAAATATGTGTTAGCAGGTAGTTTATTAGGTGAGAGTGGCAAAGTAGTAAAGATAACTAGAGGAGGTTCTTCGGGTAGTTATACATACACATTATCAGAAGACCCTGTAGGAATAGTTTTTTCAACTGTAGATGTTACTTATGGACCACAACCAGTTGCATCAATGGTGGAAGGGTATGTAATAACTGAAAGATTGCAAGGTGAGTATGTAAAAGAAGCTATAGACACTATAAAGACGAAATTACCAAATATTAAATTTATGTAGGAGGATGAAATATGGCAAGAGTAGAAGAATTATTGTCAGTTCAAGAGCTGATAAACTATACAAAGACTAGAAAATTAAAAGAAACAATGGGAGATTTATTATTTCCAACTCAAAAGATAGAAGGACTTGAAATAAAGATGATAAAAGGTGCATCTAATCTTCCAGTATCAGCAAGTGTTCATGCTTTTGATACAGAAGCAGAAATTGCATCAAGAGAAGGTGCTAATTTAAGTATTGCTGAACTTGCACTTGTGAAAAGAAAAATAAAACTAGATGAAAAAGATATAATTGTACTTGAAGAGCCAAGAAACTCACAAGAAGAAACTCAAATGATAAATCAAATATTTAATGATGTTGATAATCTTGTATCAAGTGTAAATACTAGAATAGAAGCAATGAGAATGGAAGTTCTAACAACAGGAGAACTTAATATAAATGAAAATGGAGTTAAAGCTTCTTTAAAATATGGAACTCCAACAAATCATAAAGAAACAAAAACTTGGTCTAGTGGAACACCAGATATATTAGGAGATATTTATAATATGACTGATAAAATAGTTGTTGATACTGGATTTACTCCAACAAGGTCATTAACCTCTAAAACTATTTTAAACACGATATTAAGAGATGAAAAACTAAGAAAAGCTATATTTGGTGTAAATAGTGATAAATTGCTTACTTTAAAAGAATTAAATGTATTTTTAGCTTCTCAATCTCTTCCTCCTATTTTTACTTATGATGAAAGATATAGAGTTCAAGGTAAGGATGGTAAATACACAACAAAGAGATTTTTAGATGAAAATAAGTTTATTCTTATGCCTGACGGCAAGATGGGAGATACTTTCTTTGGATTAACAGCAGAGGAATTAGAACTTAGAAAAAATCCATCAATAGACATTAGTTCAGTTGGAAATATAATTGTAGAGCAGTATTCTACTGCTGACCCAGTTGCTAAGTGGATAAAAGCAGTTGCAACAGTCTTACCTAGTTTTCCTTATGCTGACCAAGTGTTTATGGGTACAATAAATTAGAGGTGTTAATATGGAAGTTGAAAGACTAAAAAAGCTTTTAGGATTTAGTAGAGAAGATGATTCAAAAGATACAATACTAGAGTTTATACTAGAAGATGTAGAAGAAATGGTCAAAAACTATTGTAATGTACCTACTATACCAGAACAATTAAATAGTACTATTTTAAGAATGGCTATAGATATGTATAAAAATGAGAGTCTAGGAAGCGAAGATATTGCACTAGGCTCTATTTCTTCTATATCAGAAGGTGATACATCAGTTTCCTACAGAAGTTCAGCTAGTGAATTTAAGGAATCTTTACTTAAAGATTACAAGTCACAATTAAATAGATACAGAAAACTTAGGTGGAAATAATGATGGATAAGACTAGAAAAGCAATAGAAATGCTGTATAGAGATAAATGCACTATAGTAGAGTATCAGCCAATTAAAGACCCTGTAACAAAACGAGCTAACAATAAAGAAGTAGTCGTATTAGAAAATCAACCTTGTAAGTTATCATATAAAAATATTACATCAGCTACAGATGGAAAAGTAGCTAAACTTGTACAGACTATTAAACTCTTTATATCTCCAAACATAAACATTAAAGCAGGTTCAAAACTTATTATAACTACTCAAAATAATATTACAAAAGAATATATAAGAAGTGGAGAATCAGCTATATATCCAAATCATCAAGAAATAATACTTGAGTTATTTAAGGATAAAGCATAATGGCTAGATGGGGCAGTGTTGATTTTAGAGAGTTTAAAAGAGTTTGTAAAAAGATGGAGAAGCTTACAAAGATTGATTTAGATAAGTTTTGCAAAGATGCAGCAAGAGAATTAGCAGCAAGACTCTTAGGAAAAGTAATTAGAAGGACACCAGTTGATACAGGATTCTTAAGACAAGGATGGAATGGAGTGGCTTATGCTAGGTCGCTTCCTGTGTATAAACAAGGAAATAATTATATTATAGAGGTTGTTAATCCGACTGAATATGCAAGTTATGTAAATTTCGGGCATAGAACTAAAGATGGAAAAGGTTGGGTTAAAGGACAACATTTCTTAACAATTTCAGAGATGGAACTACAAAGCCAAGTTGATAAGATTATAGAGAAAAAGTTATTAATATTACTTAAAGGAGTATTTGATGCTTAATAATATTATAGATGGAATATCAGTAAAGTTAGATAAATCATTTGGAGAAAAATATACAATTTATAGTGAGGATGTAGAGCAAGGTATTAATGAACCTTGTTTTTTTATTGTTCCTTTAAATCCAAGCAAGACACCATATCCAAGCGGGAGAGAATTAAAGAAAAATTCTTTTGATGTACATTATTTCCCTCGTTCAGAAGCTAAGAATTTTGAAATAAATGAGATAGCTGAGATGCTACTGGAGGAATTAGAGTATATAGAAATTGATGGAGATTTAGTCAGAGGTACAAATATGAATTTTGAAATTATAGACAATGTTCTTCACTTCTTTGTTGATTATAACTATTTTACTATAAAAAATAATGATACCAATAAGATGGATACAGTAGAGTTATTCGGTGGTTTGAAGAGAGGTGATAATTTTGAATAAAACATTAAGCAAAGAAGATGACTACAAGTTTACTAAGGAGCAAATAGTTAATTCTAAGAAGTATGTAAATAGAAAAGACTTATTAAATGCAATTTTAAAAGAAAATGAGTTATATTCCTTCTCAGAGGTAGAGGAAATAATAAATAAATTTATGAAAGGAGTGAGCTAGATGGCGTTAGGTGGAGGAACATTTGTAACACAGAATAAAATATTACCAGGTAGCTATATAAACTTTGTAAGTGCCACAAGGGCAACCAGTTCACTTAGCGATAGAGGTATTGTTGCAATGCCTTTAGAACTTGATTGGGGAATTGATGAAGAAGTATTTCAAGTGACTAGTGATGATTTTGAGAAGTATTCAACTAAGTATTTTGGATATGATTATACACATGAGAAGTTGAAAGGTTTGAGAGATTTATTTAAAAATATAAGGCTAGGATATTTCTATAAATTAAATAAAGGTGTTAAAGCTAGTTGTAGTATTGCTACAGCTAGATGCAGTGGTATAAGAGGTAATGACTTAAAAGTTATAGTAACAACAAATATAGATGATAATGCTAAATTTGATGTTGTAACACTTTTAGATAATAAGAAAGTTGATACTCAAATAGCTAAAGTTATTACAGAACTGCAAGATAATGATTATGTCACTTGGAAGAAGGAAGCAACATTAGAGGCTACAGCAGGATTAACTTTTACTAATGGAACTAATGGTGAAGCTGTGACAGGAACAGAGTATCAAGCTTTTCTTGATAAGATAGAAAGTTACTCATTTAATGCACTAGGATGTTTGGCTACAACAGCAGAGATTAAAAGTTTGTTTGTAGAGTTTACTAAGAGAATGAGAGACAAAGTTGGGGCTAAGTTTCAAACTGTATTATATAAAAAGAATGATGCAGATTATGAAGGCATAGTATCTGTAGAAAATAAGATTAAGGATAAAGATTTAGCAGAGTCTAGTCTAATTTACTGGACTACTGGAGCTATAGCTGGATGTGATATAAATAAATCTAACACTAACAAGCGATATGATGGTGAGTTTGATGTAGATGTTAATTATACACAAATACAACTTGAAGAAGCTTTAAAAACTGGTAAGTTCATATTCCACAAGGTTGGAGATGAAGTCCATGTGTTAGAAGATATAAATACCTTTGTATCATTTACAGATGAGAAGAATGATGATTTCTCAAGTAATCAAAGTATTAGAGTATTAGACCAAATTGCTAATGATATTGCAACACTATTCAATCATAAATATCAAGGTGCAGTGCCAAACGACAAATCTGGTCGCATTTCATTTTGGAATGATGTAGTGAAGCATCATGAACAACTGCAAAACATGAGAGCAATAGAAGATTTCAAAGCTGATGATGTTTCTGTAGAACCTGGAAGCGATAAGAAGACTGTTGTAGTAAGTGATGCTGTAAAAGTTATTAGTGCTATGAGTAAGCTTTATATGACTGTTTCAGTTAGTTAAGAGAGGAGTGTGATAAATAGATGTCTAAAAATATTACTATGAATGTTAGAGATGCAATAAGTGGTTCTAAAGCTGAATGTTTTGTAACAATAAAAGGTAAAAGATATAATTTTATGCAAGCTATTAATTTAGAAGCAAAAATGGAAAAGAATAAAAGTGAGATGCCGATTTTAGGCAGCATTACAAAAGGAAACAAAAGTACAGGAAGTAAATTTTCAGGGAGTGCAACATTTTATTATAATACTTCTATTTTTAGAGAGTTGTTATATGAATATAAAGAAACAGGCGAGGACATTTACTTTGATATGCAAATTACCAATGAAGACCCTACATCAAGTGTCGGAAGACAAACTATAATACTTGAAGATTGCAACCTGGATAGTGGAATAATTGCTAAGTTTGATGCTGATGGCGAGTATTTGGATGAGGATGTAGATTTTACTTTTGAGAATTGGAGAATAGTTGAGAAGTTCAATATAGCAAATGGTATGGAATAAGATACACATTTATAAATTATAGATGTGTATTTTTTATTTACAAAATTAGGAGATGATTAAAATTAAAGATAAATATGAGATAAAAGATTCAATTTCTTTTGATTATAGTAAAAAAAGAACTATAGAAGAATGTGTTAGTGAAATATATAAAAAAGCAGGGAAATATCTTATAGATATTGCTGATAAACTGGCACTTGATACAATTGAAGGTTCATCATTAAAACCAATTACAATAAAAATCAAACTAGATGAGGATGGCATTGCAACAATAGAAAAAGAAACAAAATATTTAATCATGGAGGTAGAATAATATGGGAGATTTAAACGCTTTTTTAAGTCAAAATGCAATAAAAGTAGAGAATAGAAAGTATGTGGCAAGTGAAAGGTTTGTAGGTGAAGATGGAAAACCAGTAGAATGGGAACTTAAAGCAATAGATTCAGATAGAGATAGACAGTTAAGAAAAAATTCTGCTATCAGAGTTCCTGTTATAGGCAAAAAAGGAAAAGCAACAGGGCAATACACTAGTGAAACAGATTTTAATACTTACACTTTGAAATTATGTGTGGAAACTATAGTATTTCCAGATTTACATGATGCAGAACTTCAAAATAGCTATGGTGTAATGGGAGCAGAGGAACTATTAACAACAATGTTAACTCCTGGCGAATACACAGACCTTTCAAGTGAAGTAGGAGAGGTAAATGGTTTTGATAGAACTTTTGAAGATAAAGTAGAAGAAGCAAAAAACTAATTGAAGGAGGCGATTATGATGCTAGTGTAGCTCATTATTGCCTTCATAAATTCAAATGGAAACCACATGAATATACAGATTTACCAGACTACGAGAGGGCATTTGTTGCTGCTTCTATAGATATTAAAGTAGAAGAAGAAATAAAAGAAGAAAAAAAGACTGCTAAAGAAGCTAGAAGAAGTAGAAGAAGATAAAATATAGGTAAAATATGTAAGAATTATATGATATAATAATTTTAGCAAGAAGATGTAATCTACAATTTATAGAGTGGAGTTCATGTATTAAAAAATTATCCTCCCAACGATAAGAAGGGAGGTGAATATACATGGATAATTTTTTATTTAATGTGTTAGCTAGTGTAACAGCTAGTTACATAGTTTATTTGATTAGCAAGTTAATCAAAAAAGTAAAAAGCCACTCTACCGCAAAGAGTGACTTAAAGATTGATATAAATTTTAAATATCATCGTAAAAAATAACTTTCAGTTATAGAACTTCACTCTACCGCAAATAGATTGTAGTTCTTCTTGCTTTTATTATACCACAAATTGGTACAGATATTCAAAAATAATATTTTTATGATATAATAAAGGCATAGAAATTTTGCAGTGTTCGATTTTTTGAAGAAATTAAGGCTTAAGCGTTGAAATATAAGGCATTGAGAACGTATGATAAGTGTTATCATTTGCACTACTGCCCACTCACTGCAAATTTAGGAGAGTTGCATATGTGTGAGCATTGGAAATACTAAGTTTATTTTTGGGTTTTAGATTAACTAAGTGGTATGTAAAGTCCATTTTCGAGCATGATTTTTTCTATAACCTTGTCCATTTTATATTAACTATGTGGACTTAAAATTAAAAATAATTAAAAACACGTACTTAAAAAGTAGGTGTTTTTTTATTGAAAGGATGTGATTATAATGTAAAAATTTTACTTATATAGTATAATAATCTTATAAAATTGCGTAGGGGGTAATATTATGGGATTGTTTGGAAGTAAAGATAATTGTTGTATTTGTGGAGAAAAAGGAAAACAAAAAATAGCTGATGGATGGTTGTGTAAAGAGTGTTTTAAGAAATATGCAGTTGCCACCTTTACTCCAGGAAATACTTTATATCGTGGGTTACCAACTAAATTAGAGGTCGAGAAGGCTATTGAATCAAAAGATGATAAAGAAAAAGAGCTTAAAAATTTTAATCCTACAAAAAAAATATTAAAATTTATGGAATTTGATGATAATAATAAGAAATTTATTGTTTTAAATGGGTTTAATAGAGAAAAAGTGAATTTAAATGTTTATAATTACAGTGATGTTATAGAATATGAACTTCTAGAAAATGGCGAAACTGTGACTAAAGGAGGGATAGGAAGAGCTTTAGCAGGGGGAGCTTTATTTGGAGGAGTAGGTGCTGTTGTTGGAGGAGTAACAGCTAAAAGAACAACAAAAGCTTTCATAGATAGTCTTAAGATAAAAATAACATTAAATAATTTAAGTAATCCTAATGTTTATGTAAATCTGATACAATTAAGAACTAAAAGTAATTCTTCAATTTACAAAATGGCATATTCTTCTGCACAAGAAATATTATCTGTTTTAGCAATAATTGTAAAGGATAATGAAGCTGTTAATATACAAAATAATTCTAATGATGCAATACAACAAGTAAAGGGATTAAAAGAATTGTTAGACTTAGGAGCAATAACAGATGAAGAATTTAATACTAAGAAGAAAGAATTACTAAATTTATAATACAGAAAGCACTTACTAAAAATTAGTGAGTGCTTTTATTGTATTAAAATAAGGAAGGAGAGTGAAAAAATGGCAACGATACAGACATCTATCCGAATTTTCGACGGAATGACACCTGCTTTTAGACACATGAATAATGCTATGAATATTGTATTAAGTTCATTCGAGCAATTACAAAGAACATCTAGCAATGCTATAGATGCTAATAGTATTAGAACAGCTAGAGAAGAACTAGCACGTGCAGAAGCTGGCTTTGATAGACTAGAACAACAAATAAGAGAATCAGATAATCAACAGCGAAGGCTTAATGAGGATATAAATAAGGGTGCAAGTTCTACAGATAGATTAGTTGGAAGTGCAAAGAAGCTAGCAGCAACCTACTTAGGTATAAGAACGTTAGGAGGTCTAGGAAATTTAAGCGACCAGATGACAAGTACTAACGCGAGACTTAGTATGATAAATGATGGTCAACTCTCAGATGGAGGATTAAATAAGATGATTTTCCAATCTGCTGAAAGGTCTCGTGCATCTTACTTAGATACTGCAAAAATAGTTTCACGAATAGGCATGAACGCAGGTAAGGCGTTTAGCAGTACAAAAGAAATTGTAGGTTTTGCAGAGCAACTAAATAAAAAGTTCGTAATTGCTGGAGCAAGTACTGAGGAAATGAACTCGGCATTGTTACAGCTAACCCAAGGGTTGAGTTCTGGCGTATTAAGAGGTGAGGAACTGAATGCTGTGTTTGAGTCAGCACCTAACATCATCCAATCGATTGCAGATTATTTGGACGTGGACATAGGAAAAATAAGAGGAATGGCATCAGAGGGAATGTTAACAGCAGATATTGTAAAAAACTCATTACTTGCAGCAGCAGAGCAGACCAATGCAGAGTTTGAAAAAATGCCTTACACATTTTCTCAAATTTGGACTTCAATTAAAAATAATGCAATCATGATATTTGGTGTTATACAGAAAAAAATTGAACAGTCTATGTCTAGTAAGGGATTTCGAACCTTTATAGATAATTTTATAAACTCTTTGTATGTACTTGGAAATGTTGCTTATAACATTTTTAATGGAATTATAAGTATATTAGGGAGCCCAGCTTTTCAAAGTTTTTCAAACACAATGATTGTTGGGATAAGTTTAATTTCACAAGCACTAGGCTGGATAATAACACAAGCATTAAACCTTGCTAATATATTTGCACAAAATTGGAGTATAATATCTCCTGTAATTTTGGGGATTGTAGGAGCATTAACATTATACAAAACAGCAGTACTAGGACTAGCAATTGCAAATTCCATTGCATTATTATCTCAAAAATGGTTTGATTTTCAACTAGCTCAAACAGCCATTATGCATGACCTAGCCACAGGAGCAACATGGAGACAAATTATAGCACAATATGGTTTAAATGCGGCATTATATGCATGTCCACTAACGTGGGTAGTTTTAGGTATAATTGCAGTAATATCTGCTGTATTTATATTGGTAGCTGTGTATAATCATTTTGCAGGAACAAGCATAAGTGTAATAAGTCTTGCAGTTGGAGCTTGGTATTGGTTATGTGCAGTCGTTTATAACGTAATTTCAGGGATAGTAAATGCGATAAATATTTGTGTAGTTGGAATAGCAAATGCTTTTAGAACTGGTTTATATGCAGTACAATGTTTTTTTATTGATATGGCTAACGCAGGACTCAAGGCAGGTGTTAATTTAGACAAAGCATTTGATAAATTTGCTACAAATCTAGCAAATGGAATTATAAAGGCTGTTAATATAGCTGTAAAAGGATTAAATTGGTTAGTGGAACAGATTAATAAAATTCCAGGAATTAATTTACCACAAATGAAAGAATTTCAAAAAGTAAATACTGTAATTGGTACAAAAACAACATTTAAACCCATTCAAAAACCGCCTGAGCCTAAAGCATGGAAACCAGAATTAGTAGAGTACAAAAATTTAAAGTCAGAATTTATAAAAGGATATGACGTAGGACATCAATTACAAAACAAATTGAAAGATACTTTTGATATCAGTAAAATAGCAGAAGATGCAAAGAAAAAATTAGGATTAGATGACCTTTGGGATAAGAAGTATGGATTAGGAAATGGATTTGGTTCAGCTGGATTAAATTCACCTTTGGGCGACGCAGCAAAAGGAGCAAAGGACACAGCAGGAAACACTGCAAAAATGGCAAAGACTATGGATAAAAGTCAAGAAGATTTAAAATATCTTAGAGATATTGCAGAGCAAGAAACAATAAACCGATTTACAGGAGTCAACATTAAAATTGATATGAACAATACAAATAACATAAGCAAAGATGCAGATGTGGATGGTATAGTAAACGTCTTAACAGAAAAATTAAATGATGCCATGGTTGTTTCAGCCGAAGGAATAGTTTAGGAAGGAGGGATATAAATGGCTTATGATTTTTACCTAGATGGAGTACAACTACCAATCGCACCACCCAAGCTTGAAGTCAAAGTGACAAATAAAAACAAGACAGTTGATTTAATAAATGTTGGAGAAGTAAACATACTAAAAAAAGAAGGGCTATCTGAAATAAGTTTTGAAGCAGAATTTACACATAATAAACTACCATTTTATCGAGGGACTTTTAAAGATGTTCAATTCTTTTTAAGTAAGCTAGAATTACTAAAAACTGATTGTAAGCCATTTCAATTTATTGTCTCGAGGGAAATGGGTGGAAAAGTACTATTTAACACTAATATAAAAGTATCTCTTGAAGAGTATGCTATTTCAGAAGATGCAGAAAATGGCTCAGATACAAAAGTTGCAATAAAGTTAAAGCAATATAGAGATTACTCAACTAAAAAGTTAGTTATTGCCCCTCCTAAAAATGAGACTGGTAGACCTAATGTAAAGATAGAGCCAAAACGAGTTGATTCAGTCAATGCCACAAACACTAAAACTAAAACTAAAACATATACAGTAAAAGCAGGGGATAGCCTTTGGTCAATTTGTCAGAAACAACTTGGTAATGGTTCACTATATAAGAAAGTATACGAACTAAATAAATCAATGATGGATAAAGCTAACAAGGGTAAAAAAGTACCTAAATACACAATTTACAAAGGGCAGGTGTTAAAACTTGGCTGATGAATTAGTTCTGGCAAATGATAGGGATGTAAGGCTAGTTATTGCACATTGGGAAGATTTCTACGAACCAGTTGTCCTTGATGGTATCACATGGGAGATAGAAAGAAGAGGAACACCTTCTAAGTTAGAATTTACAATAGTTATGGATGATATATTAGAGTTTTGCGAAGGAAATTCTGTAAGGCTGTATTATAAAGGAATAGGTATCTTCTATGGATATATATTTCAGAAGAAAAGAGATAAAGAAAATCACATTAAAATTGTTGCTTACGACCAGCTAAGATATTTTAAGAATAAAGATACTTATGTATATAGTAATAAAACTGCAAGTGAACTTGTAAAAATGTTGGCTAAAGATTTTAATTTAAAATACAATGTCATAGAAGATACTAAGTATAAAATATCTAGGATAGAAGAAAATAAAACACTCTTTGACATGATACTAACAGCACTAGATGATACTCTAAGAGAGAAAAAGGAAATGTATGTTTTATATGATGAGTTTGGAAGAATAACATTAAAGAATGTTGCATCAATGAAACTTGATACGGTTATGAACAATGATGTAATTGAGGATTTTGACTATAATTCATCAATAGATAGTGATACTTATACAAAAATCAAACTTGTAAGAGACAACGAGGAGTCAGGAAAAAGAGATGTGTATATTGCTCAAGACTCAACGCATATAAGGAGCTGGGGAATACTTCAAATGTTTGATACAGTAGATAAAAACATGAGTGAAGCAGAGATAAAACAAAAGTGTGATATACTTTTAAAACTATATAATAAGAAAACTAAGTCATTGAGTTTAAAAAATGTACTTGGAGATATTAGAGTGAGAGCAGGTTGTTTAATACCTGTTTTTTTAAATCTAGGAGATATTGAATTACAAAATTATATGCTAGTTGAGAAAGTAAAACATACATTTGAAAATAATTCGCACTTTATGGATTTAACACTTGTTGATGGAGACGAATTTGCTTCTTATTCTTCTTCAAGCTACAGTAGTGGAAATGCAAATAATAAAGATGAAAAGAAAAATGGTCCTGCACAAAGTACCACAAGTAAAGAAGATACTGATATGGCTAATAAGATTAATAAACTACTTAAAGGTAAATTATCAAATACAGGAAATATATTTGTTAAATATTCAAATGCTTATAAAGTTAATCCAGCACTCATGGCTGCTATATCTATGCACGAATCAGCTAGAGGGACTTCAAATATTGCAAATACTAAAAATAATTTCTTTGGAATGAAAAAAAATGGAGATTACATGAGTTTTTCTAGTGTAGACGAAGGAATAAAAAGAGGTATAAGTAATTTATCAAGAAACTATATCCATATAGGACGAAAAACTTTAGAAAGCATCAGAAATAAATATTCTTCTAGTTCAGACAAAGAATGGGTAAAATGTGTAGGTGCATTTTATAAGCAAATAACAGGAAGTACTTATAATTCTAATAGTGCAGGCACAGGAGTTGGAAGTAATGAAGAAGCAGAAAAGAATTTAAAAGATTTAACTTATCAAGTTCAAAACAATAATTCTAATACATCAACAAACAATAATAGTAAAGTAAGTAAAGTTATTCAAGAAGCAAAAAATCAACTTGGTAAGCCATATGCTTGGGGTGGTAATGGTCCTAAAAGTTTTGATTGTAGTGGTCTTATGGTATGGGCATTTAAAAGAGGTGCAGGAATAAATCTACCTAGAGTTTCAGCAGACCAATCAAAAGATAGTAGAGGGAAACTATTATGCAACATAAATGATGTAAAAGCAGGCGATTTAGTATTCTTTAAAAACGAACAAGGAAAAGTACATCATGTTGGACTTTATATAGGAAATGACAAGTTCATACATTCACCAAAGACTGGTGATGTAGTAAAAATAAGCAGTTTAAGTGGTAGACAAAAACAAAAACATGATTTTGCAAGAGCTAGAAGATTTATATAAGTGAGGTGATAATATGAGCCAAGATTTATTACAGATAATAAAAAAAGCTGCAATGGATGCAGTAGAAACAAGCAATCCAATGAGGGTTGTATTTGGAACAATAGAAAGTATTAGTCCTCTAAGAGTTAAGATAGAACAAAAACTATCTATTGGTGAAATTTTTCTAATACAAACAGATACATTTAAAAGATATACAGATAAAAAGATAGGAGATAAATTAGTCTTAATTAGGATGCAAGGAGGACAGCAATATTTGATTTTAGATAGGATGTGATGAAGTGTTACCAAGCGATAATTTGGATTATGACATTGAAGATGTATCAATAATTAATTTTGATGTAAGGCAAGAACCAAGTAAGACATTTAAACTTCATATAGAAAAAAACAGAGTAGATGGTATTTGTGATGATGTGGAAGCATTAAAACAAACCATCTTTTTGATTTTAAATACTGAAAGGTATGAGCATTTAATATACAGTAGAAATTATGGAGTCGAGTTGAACGACCTTATTGGAGAGCCTATATCCTTTGTAATCCCCGAACTTGAAAGACGAATCAAAGAAGCACTAATTCAAGATGATAGGGTTGAAAATGTAGATAATTTTGAGTTTCAAAATGTAAAGGGTAAAGTACATTGTAAGTTCACAGTTTACAGTAAATATGGAAATATAAAAGCAGAGAAGGTGGTGAGTGTATAATTGTTTGAGTTAATGACATTTGAAAATATAATTAAAAGAATGTTAGATAGTGTACCAGATACTTTTGATAAAAGGGAAGGTTCTATAATATATAATGCTCTTGCTCCTGTTGCTATAGAACTTACAGAAACATACATTGCAATGGATGAATTACTAGACCAAACATTCGTAGATACTGCTAGTTATTACTATTTAGAGAAGAGATGTAAAGAGAGAGGTATTACACCTTTACCTGCAACCAATACAATTGCAAAAGGAGTTTTTAATATAGATATTCCTATTGATTCAAGATTCAACTTAGGAGAATACAATTATGTGGCAATTGAGAGAATATCTGAAAAAACATATAAAATGAAATGTGAAACTACTGGACCTGTATTTGAACTTGGTCAGTTGATTCCAATTGAATATGTAGACAAATTAGAAACTGCTGAGTTAACTGAAATACTAATTAATGGAGAAGATGAAGAATCAGAGGACAGTTTAAGGCAACGATATTATGATAGTCTAAATTCTCAATCTTTTGGGGGGAATATACAAAACTATAAGGATGAAGTTAATAAATTGCCTGACGTTGGGGGAGTTAAAGTATATCCAGTTTGGAACGGTGGAGGAACTGTTAAGTTAGTAATAATTAATTCTAATTTCAAAGTACCATCAGAGGATTTAGTTAATTTAGTGCAAGAAGAAATTGACCCAATTGGACATCAAGGACAAGGCTTAGGATTAGCACCAATAGGTCATAGAGTCACAGTTGAAGGAGTTACAAGTACAACTATAAATATATCAGCAGAGATAACATATAAAAACAGCTACACTTGGGAGAATATAAAATCAATTGCAGAAGAAGCAGTTGATGACTATTTAAATGAACTTAACATGAGTTGGGAAGATGAAGAAAATTTAATAGTCCGTATATCTCAGATAGAAACTCGTTTGTTAAGTATAGATGGAGTGTTAGATATTACAAACACAATGATAAATGATGTTAAATCTAATCTAACAATAGATAGTAACAGCATAGTAACAAGAGGTGAGGTAATTGGATAAAAAAATTAATCTAATAAATTACTTACCACAAGTTTTGCAAGATAAAGAAGAGTATATAAAAGTATTTAATGCAGAAAACAAAGAAATAAAAACATTACATGATAAATTAGATGATGTCTTAAATGACCAGTTCTTAGAAGATTTAACTCCAAGTGGTGTGAAAAGATGGGAAAAAATAATGTCTATAACTCCCAAATCAAATGAAACTTTAGAGGATAGAAGGTTTAGGATTTTTAGTAGATATATAAGTAAATTACCCTATTCAGAGAGATTTTTAAGAAATTGGTTAGACAATATTGTTGGAGAAGGAAACTATGAGTTAACTATTAACAATTCTACTTATAACATACATTTAGAGAGTGATGCTAGAAATCAAGATTGGTTTGAAGAAGTTCATTCTTTTGTAAGTAGCATCAAACCTTGCAACATGAGTCTTGATTATACTAGAGTGTTAGTTAGTAAAGATAATTACATGAATTTTGGAATAACAACCCTAATGGGTCAAGAAATAACTATATACCCTTGGAGTCCGCCAGATATAGAAACTTATGGAGAAATTGATATACTAACAGGAAATGGAGTTGGATATCAAGAGGTAACAATATTTTAGGAGGTGATATATTGGCTATAGATAAAAGTTATTACACTATAATTACAGATGTAGGAAAAGCAAAGATAGCAAATGCAAGTGTTACAGGCAATAAAGTCGGATTTGTAAAAATTCAACTTGGTGATGGTGGAGGTAGTGAATATACTCCAACAGAAAGCCAAACAGCTCTAAAAAATGTAGTTTGGGAAGGTAATATTGGGAATACAACTACAGATGAAACAGCACCAAATTGTATAATACTAGAGAGTCTTATACCAAGTAATGTAGGCGGATTTATGATAAGAGAAATAGGGTATTTAGATGATGAAAATAATCTAATTGCCATTTCTAAATATAAAGAATGTTATAAACCTTCTATAGAACAAGGGGCAGTAGTAGACATGAAGGTTAAAACTGTGCTGATTGTATCTAATGTAAATAATATAGAACTTAAAATTGACCCAACAATAATCTTTGCAACACTCAAAGATATACAAGACTTAGAAACTAAAATTGATACAACTAAAACAGAGTTAAATACTAGAATTGACACAGAAAATGAGAAACAAAATATTAAAATTGACCAATTAATCGCAGGTGGTTCAAATGTGGCA